TCCTAGCGTGACTGATGTAATGAATTCTGGAATTCTGACTGATGATATCCCAATGTCAGAAGTGACCTTTAAATCGATTGGTATGTGCATCGAATCGGTGCAGACTGAGAGCGAGAATATCTTACTCAGTGATGAGCCACAAGAGGAAGTTGATAACTTTGTCAACTCTCTGAACACCAAACAGTTTAATGACATTAAGAAGTTTGTAGACACGATCCCACAACTCAAGCACAAGGTCGAGTTTGCCTGTACATCATGTGAAGAACCCAATACCGTCAACTTACAAGGAACCGACGATTTTTTCTAATAAGCCTCTCTCATGAATCGCTGGTTAACTTTTACGAAACGAACTTCCAGCTCATACATCATTTTAAGTATTCTTTGACAGAGATCGAGAATATGATGCCGTGGGAGAGGGAGATTTATCTAGCTATGCTGATCAATCATCTTAGGGAAGAAGCCGAGAAACAGAAAGCGAGAAACGCCAGATGACAACGTTAGCTGATATCAACCAGACCCTTACGGTCCAGAACGAGATGCAGGAAAAGACTACCAAAGCGGTAGAGTCTTTGACTAAACGGTTTGCTGCATTTCTTCGGGTTGCCAAAGGAGATAAGTTAGAAGAACTAGAATCTCGCCGTGAAGCCAGACGACAAAGCAAAGCAATGGGATTTGCTAGCAGAGCTAAAGGTGCAGCTTCTGCCGTCAAGAATAATATTGGCTTAATATCAAAAGTCCTAGGGGGTCTTGCGTTAGCTGCATTCGTACTACAGAATGATGAGCTCCGCGCAGCTGTTATGGATTTCATTACAACTGCAGGAGAGGGCATAGCAACATTCTTTAAGAGTGACGAATTCAGGGAAATACTGGGTGCTACATTCTCTGCTGCTGGTAACGTCTTTACATCCTTACTAGGTACGGTATGGGAAACCCCAGGAGGAAAGGAAATGCTTGCGGGTCTAGGTATTGCCCTAGCTGCTATCTTTGCTGGTCCTGCAGTTGTTGCTGCAGTAGCCGGAGCATTAGCAACAGCAGCTCTAAGACTTCCCGGGCAAGCCATTCGAGGTGCCGTTAGTGTAGGTCGGGGTTTAATGGTTGAAAAGCCTGGCGCGAGAGCCCAAGCTTTACAGCAGCAAAAAGCTGCGCAGAGACCTGTACGTGTTGGACCAAGAGCTGGGAGTGCAGGATTAGATGAGGCAAGACAATTAAAAGCAGATCAAAAAGCAGCTCGAATATCAGCTCAGAGGGCTGCAGCAGCCAATGCAGCACAACAAAGATTCGATGCTGACCGAGTAACTAGACTAAGCACTTCTCAAAAATTGACACAGATGACGTCAAGTACTACTTTGGGACAAAGGGTTACTAACTTAGCTAGAGGTGTGGGAAGATCAGTAAATGCTGCTTCTCGAACAGTAAAAGGTGGTCCTGGTATGACTGCAGCAACTGTAGCAGGATCTCTCTTTAATGCCCCAATGCTAGGTGATGGAACTATTACAAAAATCGAACCTGAAACAGGTGCTGAAGTACGTGTTACAGGATACGGATCAGAGTTTGCTAATATTGGAGAGGCTGCAGTTGCAGCGTCCGAAGCTGGAAAAATTCTAAGCTTAGCAGAAAGAGATTTCCTACGAACTAGAGATGAAGGTCTTTTAAAGTATCAAAGACTGCTGAGTCAGCTGACTTTAGACTTTGAACAAGCAAGTTATATTAACAGACTTTTAGAAGCTAGAGCAAGATTATTGACGGAAGAAAATTTACCTCCTTCTACTGGTGATCCGATTTTAGATGCAGCTAAATTATTCGGACCAAGTCTTGCAGAAAACACCGTTAGTGTTGACGAATTTATGGGTAGAGTAATACCATTAACTGAGTTACCCTCGCCTGGAATCCAGAGAGATGTACAGGCAAGATTTGAAGGCATGAGACAAAATATGATTGAGCCTTTAGTACAAAGTAAAATCCCTGCTCTGGAACAAGCCATGGACGGTGCTGGTACTGGTCAACCTATTATAGTTCCTGTTCCAATTCCTATGGATGCAGGAAAGGGTCCTGGTCCAGTAGTCTCTCAAGGTACAGTAGGCGGTAGCCTATCTGCTGGAGAAACCATTCATCTGAACCAAGACCCTGCTACCATTATCGGCGGGGTGCCACGTCAACAAAGTGGAGGTGGCGGAGGCTGGTAATTAGTCTTCGTTAGCCAGCTTAGAGAAGTACGACATTGTATCATCGTCATCCTCGTCTGTAGCCACCGTAGAGACTGGTTCGACAGTCTTCATTGGTGCAGACTCAGCAGTAACTGTCAAGTCTTCTACTTGCTGTGCAGTGAGTGTATCACCATGACCAAGTACCATATCCAGTCGAGACTTCAGTTCATCATATGACTTGAAGGTAGACGGATCAGTGAACTCCTGGAGGGAGTGGCACTGTGCATAGATACGTTCCATCTCTTCATCGTCTGCCAGTGCACTAGGTGCGGCAAACTCAGAGCGGTCGTAGTTACGCCAACCATCCTGCTTACGAATCTTAATCTTGAAGTCAGCACCTTCCCAAAGATCAAATGGGTTGATAGGCTGTTCATCTTCGTACTCTGGCTGCATAGCTGCCATGAGCTTATCAAAGATACGCTTACCAAACTGATAGAGGAAGACCTTGCCTTCATTCTCTGGATTCTTGCTATCAGAGATGACGTAGATGTTTGAGACGTAGTGCAGTCGACGCTTCTGATCACGTGCAGTCTGCTTGTCTTCTTCTCGACCCGAGTTCCAGAGCTTAGAGTTAAGCTCACCTACTGGGTCTTTCTGACCGAGAGTGGTAAGAGATTTCTCAATGTACCACATACCGGTATTCTTACCCTTAAAGCCATGATCCCAGTATCGTACCCATGGAAGCTCCTCACCTTCGGGTGCCGGGAGGAAGCGGATAACGGCATAGCCATTCTCTGCTGCGTCAACGGTTGGCTTCCACATACGTGGATCAGGACCAGCACGTTGTTCGGTGCTTTCATTCAGGGATGCTGCTGCATTGACCAACTTGTCGATGGAGGAGCTACGGGATTTTTTAAGAGCTGCGAGTGTCATATGTATATTCCTTGTATTGACTGAAGTATTAAGACGTGTATTATACAGTATTGTCTGTTGTATGTAAACCCCTATTTTTCTGGAAAGGTGATTGACCCTTCCTCTACCTCCATGGGTTCAAGTGGAGGATTCAAGTCGGGATGGACGGTAATAAAGCCGTCATCCTCAATATTCTTATTCAGCTTCCAGAGTTCCGGTGCTTTGATCTGGGCAGACACATTCTCCGATTCCGGGTAAGGTATCTGCTGGTAACTGCCCTTCATCGGCATCCACTTCCACGGCATCAGGCTGCTCCTCTTCAATGGGTGTAATCTCTTCTACCGGTACTTCTGGCTCAGGCTCTGGCACCGGTTCAATAACTTCTTCTTGCTGCTGTCCAAACCGTCCGAATAGTTCGTCCTTATAGATGTAGCTGCATCCAGCAACACCAAGGAAGACCAGTACAAACGGGATGTACATACCGATTAAACGTAACATAAAATTCCTCATAACGGTAACTTGTTAATCCTTTCCAGGAAATTAAGATCGCGAGCTTCTGCTTCGATCTTATCCTTTATAGATGTATTAATTAAATTTGGTACACGGTCCGGTTCAATCTCATGCTCAGACATAAGATCAATGACAGCTTCTATGTAAGGTACATCCTTCATATAGATGTACTCTTCGACCATGTCACAGAAGCGTTTACGGCTTAGGATTTTGTATTCAATATCCATTATTCTTCTCGTAGAGAAACTCTTGATACGCTTCGTTGCCAGCCAAGATGTCGTCGACGTTATGGCTATGTGCATAGTCCATGTCAAAGGCAGCGAGCTTATCCAGACGCTTCTTCTTACGGTACTGCGTGTCAAAATGCTTCTTACGTAGTTTGTTTTTAAGTGAGGCCATAATATATCTCCTTTGTTGGAAAGATCAGTATAACATATAAAAGAAGGCTTGTAAACCCCTATTGTGGTGTTTTTGTCGCTAAATTCTTTTTAACGAATGCAATAGCTGATGCGCTATAGTTTTCAACCCATTCCATACTATCGCTTGACAGTGCTTCTTTGTCGTTATAATAAGGGGATTCGCGCTCTGACTGGAGTCTTTCTCCGTTTTGATCTAGAATTTCTAAAAGCGCTGTTAGATCAGCCGGCTTAAATGTCAAGAAAGGTTTAATCGGTCCTTTCATGCAATCAACCCAAACATAGTCAGAAGTCCAGGTCAAATAGCGCCCACCGGTTTGTAAGGATTTAATCTCTGATGCGTTTCCTACAGTAGCGTCGACGTTGATATTCTTGAGGTTTGCATTTGTAAGATTAGATTTCATAAAGTTGGTTTTATATACGATAGCATCAGTAAAGTTTGCATTAGCACAATTTGCAGCAATAAACGAAGCTTGCTTTAGCTGTGCACCGGTGAAGTTTGCATCTGTTAAATTGGCACCATTAAAGTTGGCGTCTCTAAGATCACAGCCACTAAAGTCATGACCTTGTAGATCACACGCTTGGAACCTAGCTGCTCCAAGATTAGCATCATTAAAGTCACAATCTTTAAACGTAGACGAATCAAAGCTTAAATTAGATAAAGTCGAAGAAATAAAATCACATTTAACCAAATCAGAATTATCGAATACAATTAAATTAGAAGCATTATTTCTGAAGTTACACTC